ATATGCTTGTGTTTCCATCTGGCGGTGTTACTCGCAGACCGGGTTCATTCTTTGCTGGGCGTTCAAAAGATGGCGGCAAAGTCAGATTGATAAACTTTGAGGTCAGTGACGAACAGGCATATGTGCTTGAGTTTGGCGCAACATACATCAGGTTTTACAAAGATGGTGGCATACTGACAGAAGCCACCACCAACATCACAGCCATAACTAAAGCAAACCCAGCAGTTGTTACAGCATCATCACATGGCTTGAGTGACGGTGACAGAGTGTTTATCAAATCTGTTGCTGGCATGGTTGAGGTAAATAACCTAGAGTTTACAGTTGCAAATAAAACAACCAACACCTTTGAGTTATCGGGCATAAACAGCAGTGCGTTTACTACATACTCAAGCGGCGGCACAGTCGGCAAGATAGTTGAGGTGACAACTACATACTCAGTGACAGACATATTTGAAATCAATCATGCACAGTCTGCTGATGTATTGTTTTTGGCACACAAAGATCACGAACCAGCAAAGCTGACAAGAACCACTGCAACCAGCTTTACGCTTGCTGATATTGACTTTACAGATGGCCCATATCTTGATGAGAACGAAACGACTACAAGCCTTTACGCTTCTGCAAACACAGGGAGCGTAACTATAGTTGCATCTGCAAATTTATTTACAGCAAGTGACGTAGGGCGTTTGATTCGTTTTAGAGAGGTAATAGAGGTTGAGCATGACGTTTGGGCAGCAAGCACAAGTTATGCTCAAAACGATTTGGTAAGATTTGGTAACAATGTTTATAAGAAAACTGACACTGGAACAGAGACAAGTGGAAGCACACCACCAGTGCATTTATCAGGAACAGAAACATACGGCAGTCTTGAATGGGAGTTTCAACACAGTGGCTCTGGCTTTGTAAAAATTACGGGGTTTACAGACGCACAAAACGTGACTGCTACATTTAAAAATGCAGACGGTGTTTTGCCAGCTAGTGTGGTGGGATCAGGCAACCCGACAACAAAATGGTCACTAGGCGCGTTTGGCGGCGATCAGAGCTTCCCCAAGGCCGTTGCGTTCTATGAGCAGCGTTTGTACTTTGCTGGCACTACAGGCCAGCCACAGACCATATTTGGCTCAGTATCGGCTGATTTTGAGAACATGACACCCGGCACAAACGATGACTCAGCAGTCAACTTTACGATTGCTTCTGATAGAGTAAATGTTATCAAGCATCTATTACCAGCGCGTTTCCTACAGGTTTTGACCACAAGTTCAGAGTTTACCTTGTCGGGTGGCACAGGATCTACGCCAGTAACACCGACAAACGTGAACGTGTTGCGCGAAACAACATTTGGTTCATCAGATGTGCGTCCTGTCAGGGCAGGAAACAGCACAATACTTATTCAGAAAGGTCAAGAGAAAGTAAAAGAGATAACCTTTGATTTAGATACAGATGGCTTGCTTGGCATCGACTTGACAATACTAGCTGACCACATACCGCGTGGTGGTCTTACAGATATGGTATGGCAACAAGAGCCAGAGTTAATCTTGTGGTTTGTTCATAGTGATGGACGGTTGGTAGGTCTGACATATGACAGAGCAAACGCTGCTATAGGATGGCACGATCATACGATTGGCGGTACAAGCGCACATGCAACTATAACCGTCAGTGACTTTGCAAACATAGCGGTTGGAACCACACTGGTATTAACGAAGAGCGATGGCACAACTGTAACATTTACATCAGAAGCAGTTGGCAGTTCATCACCATCGTCATCACTTGGCTTTAGACCAAACACTAACAATAACACAACTGCTGACAACATTTTCACCGCAATCAATGCCCACACTGATTTTACTGTGGCAAACCCAGCAGCGGCAGTTGTTACCGTGAAAGAAACATCACCCACGCCCGGTGGTTTGTTGAGCATCAAGAGTTCTGACACAACAAGGCTAACAACAACTAATCAAGCAGCGGCTATCGTTGAAAGCGTTACATCAATACCATCTGGGGCTGAAGATCAGGTCTATGTATCTGTAAGACGTGAAATAAATGGTAGCACAGTCCGACATGTAGAGTTTCTAAAGCCCATAGAGTTTGGAACAGATGTAACAAATGCTTTCTTCTTAGATAGTGGTCTTACATATGACAGCACAGCAACAAGCACTATCACAGGGCTAAATCACCTTGAGGGGGAAATTGTGTCTGTGTTGGCAGATGGCTCAACACATGCTGACAAAACAGTGTCAGGTGGTGCTATCAGTTTGGATAGAAGCGCATCAAAGGTGCATGTTGGCTTTGGATTTAGATCAACTGTAGAGACGTTGCGACTGGAAGCTGGCGCAGAGGATGGCATAGCGCAGGGCAAGATCAAGCGGATACATGGTATAACTGTTAGATTTTTTAAGACGGTTGGCGCAGAGATGGGGCCGAATACAGATAACCTAGATAGATTGCCATTCCGTGACAGCAGCATGGCTATGGATGAGGCTGTGCCGTTGTTCAACGGTGACAAAGAGATTAGTTTCCCGGCTGGTTATGAGAACGATGCTAGGGTGGTGGTGAGACAATCTCAACCATTGCCTATGACAATTTTAGCCATTATGAGAAGGTCAAACACATTCGATGCTTGAGGTAGTTAAATTCAACGCGGATCATGTCGCTAGGATAGAAACAAACTTTGATTTACCAAAGTCATTCAAAGATGCGTTCAAGTCAGGTGATACAGTCGATGCGTTTACTGTCATGCAGGGTGACACAGTGGTAGCTATTGGCGGTATTCATGTGTTGTGGGAAGGCGTTGGGGAAGGTTTTTGTATGCTGTCGAAACATGCTGGCAAATGGCAAACGTCAGTTGCACGATATGCAAAAACAATGTTTGACGGTATAATCGCAAACAATGACTTGCACAGAGTGCAGGCAAGCATCAATGAATTAGACCCAGAAGCTATCAGATTTGCTAGATGGCTAGGGTTCAAAGACGAAGGCATGATGCCCAAGTATGGGCCAGATGGCTCAAACTATTATAGGATGTCAATGGTGTTGTAATGATTGGCGCATTTTTAGGATACAAGGGTAATCAGGCGGCGGCGAAGGCCGCCCAGCAGACTGCTGAGTTCAACGCGCAAGTGGCTGAGAATGAAGCGATTGTCTTACAGCGCAAAAAGACTGCTGAAGAGGCTTCTTTAAGAAAAGCGTCTGAACGAACTATTGCTACTCAGCGTGTAGCCACGGCAGTATCTGGCATAGAGATGTCTGGTAGTGCGCTTGAAGCGTTGAAAGACTCATATATGAACACACAAATGGATGCCTTAAATATTCAATACGCGGCTGACATTGAACAGACAGCAAAGGCTAGTGAGGCTGCGCTTGCAAGGGCAGAGGGCAGAGCAAGGGCAACAGCTTACAAAACAGCTTCATATCAATCTTTACTAGAAGGCGCAGAAAAAGCCGCAACTTTAGGTGCATGAGATGGTACAGATAAAAAAATATGAACAACAGGTACGGGTGGCCGCTGGTGGTCTTGGGCCAAGGGCAAGTGGTGCATTTGAAGCACCCGGCAAAGCATTAGCTGGATTTGGGGCAAAGGTCGATCAGGTTGCGTTTGACTTTCTTGAAAGACAAAAAGCTGCTGAAACAAAGCGCGTACAAGATGAAGAGTTCACAGGTTTAAGTCAACAGGCTGACAAATTTATACGAGATGACAAAAGCACAGACACAGAAGTTTTCAAAACAAAATTTGAAACTGAGGTGGTGAAGAAAAGGCGTAATGCGATAGACGCGAGAACAGATTTAACACAGTCGCAAAAAGATAAGATAAAACAATCACTTTCTTCAACAGCTTTGTCATTCCAGTTTAAGGGTCAGAACGCTGCCTTTGGCAGAGGGCAAGCCATACGAACAGATGCTTCAAAGGCCAAGATTGGTGAAATGATACGCCAAGCGTCCATCGTTCCAGAAAACCATCCTGACAGAAGGCGGTTAGAAGCGGAGATTGATCTTGAATTAAGAAACAATGTCGTTGATGGCATCAGAACTGGCTACGACAGTGCGTCAATCAAACAAGGTTTCAAAGCCATTGATCTTGGTAAACAGATAGATGCAGCCGCAAGTATTGCTGAATTAGACAAAATAGAAACAACCATACCCGGCAAAGGTATGGCTGATAGCACCCAGCAAACATATAAGAACAGAGTGAAAGCAAGAAAGCGCGAAATGCGTGGATTGGCTTATGATCAGGCTATTGGCGATATTGATGATTTGTCTGTATCTGCGGCTGACCAAAAGGGTTTGCAAGATGCCATAATGGACGGAACACCTTTTGTTGGTGTGACAGATGATGGTCAAACTAAAACAATAAATACGGCTGATTTAACTAACGGTCAAAGAATGGCTCTTGTCCGTTCTGTTGCTGATCCAAAGTTTAAGGATTTGGTGGATCTTACACAGCAAAATGCTGTTGATGACATAACTGAGTCAGAAGACCCATTGTCAATGTTTCAAAGTCAGGTCAGCAACCCAGATGGCAGAGAAACAAGAGACATTGAGTTAGGTGCGCTTGAGGCCGCTGAACAGATGTCACAAGCTGCACAGAACGGACTTGCGACAGGAGATATGACAACGGAAGAAGTAATATCAATGCTTACCCAGACTGAACAGCTTTTACAGAGCGAGGTAAGCCCAAACGGTGCGTTGTCTAAAAGAGCCGACAAGTTTGGTGATGCAGCCCAGCAAACTTTATCAAGGGTTGCTAGAGTGAGGGCATCTTTAGCCCAGAGCGTCAAAACTGAAAACAAACGTGATGTTTTGAGAGATGCGGCTAGAAATGGAACTTTGCTGAACGCATCTAATCAGCCTGATCTCAAGGCCACCACAGATGATGTGCAAGCTGTTGTAAATGAAAACCTAAATGCCTTGAAGGATAGCCCACAGAAACAGTTAGACTTTTTGCAAAAGAATGGTGTGACTTCACAAGTTTTCACAGACACACTTGTAAAGCACAAAGGTAGATTGTCTGATCCAAACAAGACGGATATTGACGATGAAGATAGGTTTGCCATCACCTTGTTTAGAAACATGGAAATGAGAGAAGACTTGTTGAATAAGCATCTCAATGCAAAAGATCTTGCTTGGTGGAGAAGCTTTGAAACCTTGTCTGATGTTTACGGCGATGAGGGTGCGCTTCAGCAGATGAGGTTGCAAGGGGACATTGACCCAGAGTCGTTTGCCAAAGATTTAGACAGGACTTTAGATGTTACAGACGCACAACTTACTCGCCAACCTTGGTACAAGTTTGATTTAGAGTCACCGCAAAACACTGGATACATGAAACAAGAAATAAAAGAACTTGCAAAAGAATATATAAAAATGGGCGTTGGCGTAGACAAAGCACTTGAAAGGGCTGGGGAAGATCTGGCTAGGACTCATACTTTGATTGGCTCTGTGCTTGTTCCTAATCTGCCTGAGTTTGAGAAAGGTGGCGAACTATCAAACATTAAACAAATAGCCACGTTAGTCATTGATGATTTTGCTGAAACAAACAAACAAATGCTTGAGGATGCAGAGTTAGACAAAGGCAATCTAGGACTGCTTAATATTGAGGGTACGGCTGATAGATTTTATTTAGTCAGAGATGGCGGCTTTCCAATCCAAAACTCAGAGGGCATGTATATGTCCTACACAAAAGAAGAGTTGATGAAGCTTGGGCCGGATGCAGCGAAACTGGCGGCAGATAATAGCTTGCAGAGCGTCAACGATGCGCTGAGTCAAAAAGGTAAACAAATAGAATCTGAGGCAAAACAGGAGAAAAAAGACTACCCTGCAACACCGCAACTTGATTTGAGAATGATGTGATGGCAGAAGAAGATTTCCTCACCCCATCTAAACCTGTCGCGGTTGAAACGCCAGAGTTTCAAGCTTTTGCAAAGGCAGAGCGTGAAAGAGAGATAGAGGCTCAAAAGCCAAAAGTGTCTTTTTCAGAGTTTATTGGTGCGAGTAAGGAAGAAGACTGGATTACCTCTTACGCATTTCAGAACAAGGAAAGTTTCGCCCCAGATCTTAATTATCTTAAAGAGGGTTTGGATCAAGAACAGTTTGATGAGTTGACTAAAGATATACCAGAGGATCATCACGACTTTCTTGAGGAAACGGTCAGTTTCGATCACGCAAAACAAATGCGTGAAAAGGTTTTGGCATCTTTAGAAAACGAAAAGAAGATGCAGTCTTGGGGTTGGTACGGTGTACCTTTGCGAATAGGTGTCAACATGTTTGACCCTGTAGCGGCAACAGCCGGGGTGCTGGGGGGAGTTGCCGCGCCTGTTGTTTGGGGGGCTAAATTGTCCAGAGTCGGACGGATTGTACGAGGTGCGATAGGTGGCGCGGCATCAAACGCAGCTATAGAGGGCTATATAGCCTCTGAGAGCGTTACAAGGGATGAATATGACGTTATGTACGCAGCCGTTGCTGGGATGCTGTTAGGGGGCGGTGTAGGCGCGATAAGCAGAGGAGTTGGTAACGAGCCAGAGTTGCGTCAGGCGCACGAAAACCTGTTGCAAGAGGTCGAAGGCGTACAAAAAGCAGAGTTAGAGGCAAGGGCAAAACAAGATTTGCTTGGCGAGAAAAGCGTTGGCGCGGCTGAAAACCCATTTGACCCACCTCTTATGGAAAGAAATCTAAGAAGTCCAGAGGCTACAGAAAATGCCATAGAAAAATTTGGAGAGATGCAAAAGTCAGAGTTTTCTAATGCGCGTATTGACATGGCTAATTACATGCTTAGTTCTGACAATCCCATTATCAATGGATTAGGCAGAGTTTTGGCTGAAGATGCTGTTGGTGTGCGCGGTGATAATGTCATTGAGTCAACCGCTGACTTGCTGAAAACAAACGCTTTCAAAGGAAAACTTGCGCGGTTCTATCAAACTTACGGTGTAGAGTACAAAGCGTGGGCAAAAGAAAATAATATTGGCTTTTTCCGTAGGTCACAGTCAAAGCAAAGAACATCCTTTGGAGAGCAAGTAGCAGACGCTATTGAAAACCCAAATGGTATACATTCTCCAGCCGTTAAGCGCATGGCTCAAAGAAATGCAGAATTGTATAGAGATATTTTGCGCGAGGCAAAAGAGGCTGGTGTCAAAGGTTTTGAAAACATACCAGAAAATCTGACGTATTTTACCCACAGATGGAACAAATTTAAGTTTGATGACCTCAGAGGTAAGATCGGTGATGCTGGCATTGAAGACTTGCTAACACAGGGGTTAGTAAGGGGAACAACTGATCTTACTGAAGATGCGGCTGCACAGATAGCCAAAGCTATGAACATAAAAATCAAAAGCGATTTAGCCGGATTAGACTCTGGATTTTCGCGATTGTTTACTGCTGACAGCAGAGATACGCTCAAACAAATAATGAAAGAAGAGCGTTTTGGCAAAGAAGAAAGCGGTGTCTTCAGACCATTTAGTGATGAAGAATTAGATAGACTTTTAGGGTTGTTTGAACAGTCACAAACAGGCGTTCCGTCAAGGGCGAAGTATCGCCTTAGATTTGATATGGAGACACAGTTTACAGGAACAAACAAACTTACAGGCACAAGAGAAATATTTTCTATAAAAGATTTGCAAGAGCGTGATGCAGAACAAGTATTTACCTTGTATGCAAACGAGATGTCTGGACGTATCGCGCTTGCCAAAAAAGGCATTAAATCAGAAAGCGACTTTGAGTCTCTCATAAATCAAGCAAAAGATTACGCTATTAATGAGGGCGTAGGCAAAACAAGACAGCGCAACAGAAAAAGAATTGGCAAAGAAGAAGAGATCGCAAGAACAATATACAACATGATTCTGGGCAGAAGACCACCAAACTCAGGAGATCCAAATGCCGCGTATATGAAGATCTCACGACTCATACAAGATTTTAACTTTATCAGACTTATGAATCAGGTTGGCTTTGCACAGTTTGCTGAACTTGGCAACGCTGTGCAAGTCGGTGGCATACGAGGGCTGATAAGAGTTGTGCCTGAGTTTAAGGCTATGATAAAACGCGCTGAAAATGGTGAGTTGACTGACCCAGTTTTGCGCGACATTGAGGCGTTCTATGGCACTGGCGCAGAACGTATGACAAATCAGATGATCCATAGATTAGATCAGCTTGAAACAAACTCACCCTATGGTCGCGGCACTGTTGACGGTATGCAGAGAGGTTTTTCTGGTATTGTTGATAGGACTCTTGATGTCGCTCAAAGAGGTGCAGACAGAGCAAAAAGATTGACTGCTGACATATCAGGGATGGCCCCCATAACTCTTGGTCTTGAGCGTGGAACATCCAGAATTGTTATGCAAACTATTGCAGATATGGCTTTTTCTGGAAAAAAACTTAGTCGTTTTTCTTCACGGCATATGGCAAGAATGAACAGTCTTGGTCTTGGGGAAGAAGAAGCTAATCTTGTTTTTAAATATATGAAAAAACACGCAACTCTTGAAAATTCGTTTTTATTTAAAACAAAAAAACTACGACAAATTAATTTAGAAGAGTGGGGGCAAACTGCCGAGGGAGCAAAAGCAAGAGATATTTTAGGTATAGCTGTTGCAAGATGGACAAGAAGGGCGATCCAGCAAAATGATTTAGGCAATCTAAGCCTGTTTATGACTAAAGAATATGGAAAGGTTTTGGTTCAATTTAGGACGTTTATGGTTGTTTCTCATGCAAAACAGCTTCTTCATAATGTTGCAATGCGTGATATGAGAGCCTTTCAAGCCATGATGTATTCGTCTATTTCTGCTGGTTTGGCTTACACTGCACAGCAAAACATCCAAATGATTGGCTTGAGTGATAAAGAAAAAAGAGAACGTAAAGAAGAAAGGCTTTCGGCTAGTGCTATAGCGAAAGCTACATTTGCAAGATCAAGTTATGCAGCTTTTATACCGGGGGGTGTAGACACAGCATTTGATATTTATGGGGCTGATCCATTTTTTGCTAATTATAGAAGCAGTGGACTTGATAGCAACTTTATAACAGGCAACCCAAGTTATCAAATTTTGTTTGGTGCTACTGGTGCAGAAAACGCACTTAAAACAGCGGTAAGAACAGGTCTTAACCCAGACTATCAGATGAGTAGAGGCAAGGCTAGGTCACTTCTAACAGCCCTTCCTTTTTCAAACGCTATCGGAATACAGAACGCCATAAGGATAGCCACAGAGGATTTGCCTACGGAAAGCAGAGTGGACTAGCCGTTTGACGATTTATTTGATAACATGCGGAACTACTGGAGATTGATATGACAGTAAGTAGCACAACAACCAAAAGAAGCGCCAACGGTGACGGATCTAACGATACGTTTTCGTATAACTTCAAGATCTTTGATGATGATGATATTACAGTCATTATCCGTACTGACTCGACAGGCGCAGAAACCACTAAGACTAAAACAACTCACTACACTGTAACAGGTGTTGGGAGTGCCAGTGGTGGAAATGTTGTGTTTACCTCTGGCAACATACCAGCAAGCGGTGAGACGGTTGTGTTGCTACGCACAACAGCCAGAACGCAGCTTACAGACTATGTGGCTAACGATCCTTTCCCAGCAGCTACGCATGAAGATGCTTTAGATAAACTGACATTTATTGTGCAAGAGTTGGAAGAA